TATTTTGGGTGTGTTAGTTTTCTCAATATTTTTCATTGGTAAACCTTTTATTGATGTTGAAAAATTTGCGGTATTGGTTCTTGTTTTGTGGCCAATTTTCTTTATTGTTGAGCTGATCAGAGAAGTATTTATGTTTCTTGAGAGAATCTTTAGGTGTGAATCATGAACAAATATCAATATGCATTGCATAATTTGAATTCATTTTATTTGTTTGATTTTATTCATCCAGGAGATGAGCACAAACAAAGAGAAGCATTAATTGCGAATGATAATTACAGAAAGCAATTGGATACATTGAATGAACTGGTGGATAGATTCACGGAAGAAGAAAAACTGGAAGAAATCAAAGCCCCTTCAATTAGATTCGTTCCTTTAAAAAAAGGAATAACAGAAGATGAATTGAATGACTACATGTGGAAAAACAATGATTCAAATTTCCTTGTTTATCTAAGATATAGATATAACACTGATGTATTCAAACAAGAATGGCAATATTCCATAGAAGCTGCATCATGGGGGTTCGAAAACGATGGAGGAGTTTGTTGGTTGAATGATTGGTGGGAAGGCCAACAAGATGTTGAATATTTAGCAATAAGTAAATTAGGAGAATAAAAATGACAGATTATGTATTTGAAGTGATGAGGGAATTTCCGGGATCGTTTATTAACTACAATAACGAGCTTATTTTGATTCCAAAAACAAATTTGTACATTTGTTTGCGTGATGTGAATACACCTACAGAATTGAAATGCAAATTGCTTGAATGGTGTAGCAGAGATTGCACATTCGCGTTGGTATATAGTCAGGAATGGCGGACCATAAGATATCAAGATGATGTTTTATCAAAAATTAATAAGTGTTTAGGAATAAATTTCACACGCAAAGAAATGGAATTAATCTATGAAAGATTAGGCAATTCTTGTAATCATAAATTGACAGAAAAATTTGTTTTGAGTGGATATGATATGAAGCTATTGAAGAGGTAATCAAAATGGAAAAACATCAATGTGAAAACTGTAAATATAGTAGTAATTTGAAAAATGAACATCCTTGTAAGAACTGTAAAAGAAATTTGTTTTATCTGTTTATGGGAATACAAGGCAATGAAGATAATTTTAAGGAGAATGAAAATGCCTAAACGTTGGGAGTATAACGAGAAATACAATAGTTATAGTCTATATTGCTATACATTCCCTGGAACATGGGAACCCGGAGAAAGAAGACCAATTGCGGTATTAAATGTGGAACGAAGAGGCAAGAAAGAACGATATACTTATAGCTGTTATACTGTATTGAGACCTGGTTCTTTGATGCCACTAAAAGCTAAATCAATTGATGAAGCGAAGCAAAAAATCGAAAAAGCAATTATTGAATATCTTGAATATAAATTGAATGAGCACCTAAATGAGGTCCGAATTCTAGAGGAAGAAATAGCAGGAATTAAAGGAAAAAGAAAATGACAGATAAATTAAAGCCATGTCCATTCTGTGGTGGAGAAGCAAGGATACAAGTAACAGATGAAGAAGGCAATTTTAAAAGCGAGAGTTACCTAGAAGATCCATACAGTGGAATAAATTATGCGATTATACATGATGAAATGAGTTCGAAAGAATATTGCCCAATTGCAACCAATTCGGATGAGATGCAAGGACGTTACATTTACAGTTCAAAGCAAGAAGCTATAAATGCTTGGAATAGAAGAATTGATGATGATTTAAGTGATCTCGTTGAAAAAGAAACTGCAACACAACCTGACATCGAAGGTGATGGATATTACAAAGGTGAGCTTGTGTATGACACGTGGATTTGTCCTCGATGTGGTACACGGTATGAAATTGATTATGATGAATATGAGTATTGTCCGGAGTGTGGCCAACATATAGATAGAGCTATATTTACTGATCAAAACGATTCAAGTGAAGAATACAGGCAATAAAATGTATACAAAAGTAAAACTATTAAGCTTAACTGATGGATATGAGCATAAATTGGTAAGCAGCAAAGGAAAGTTTAAAAAAGAATACATTGGCCAGATTGGTAAAGTAATCCATACGTGCGTTATAAGTAAAGGCAACTATGTAAAACCTACACTTTACGATGTTCAATTTGATGATGGAGCTATATTTTGTCTAGATGAGGATCAAATAAGATTTGTGGCACTTGGTGCTCTAGAACCTGAGTCATCAATATCACTTAAAGAATCAATGCGTGAATTAAATCAAAGGTTTACAGATGTTGAAGCCGCGTTTTCTTCACTAGGTTTGCAGATGAAAAATAGATTGTATTACGGACAAAATAAGCATTAAAAAACACAAAAAGTTTTTAGTTCAAAAAAATGTACAGAGAGCCTTTAAACTAGGGCTCTCAGTGCAGAATTGATTTTGGAAAATAATTTAAGGTTATTTGACAAAGAAAAAAGGAGGAGAAAGAGTGATAAACAGAGTTATTTTAGTAGGAAGATTGACCAAGAATCCTGAGATTAGGAAAACACCAAATGGAGCAAGCATCTGTAAATTCACATTGGCAGTAAGCAGAAAAGTGAAAGCACAAGGACAACCGGATGCAGATTTCATTAGTTGTGTTGCCTGGAACAAAACAGCAGACTTGATGTACCAGTATCTGAAGAAAGGCTCTTTGATTGGAATTGATGGAAGATTGCAGACAGGAAAATTCACAAATAATAATGGTGAAACAATCTACACGTGTGATGTGATGGTTGAAAGTTTACAATTCTTAGACAAGAAAGAAGAAACACAAAATAATGATGTTAACCAGGAAAGAGAAATGTCATACAGTGAAGGAGGATATCCACAATGGTAAAAGAAAAAGACGCAGTCAATCATCCAGAACATTATGAGAGTGGATCATATGAATGCATAGATGAAATGGTTGCAGTATTTGGAATGTCAGTAGTCGCAAATTTTTGTTTGTGCAATGTTTGGAAATACAGATATAGAGCATTGAATAAAAATGGGAAAGAGGACATGGAAAAATCTGATTGGTATATGTGTAAATACATGGAGCTTAAAAAAGCAATGAGTGCAGCATATGAAGATTAATTGGAGATTAGTATTTATTATTCTGTTTGGGGTTTTATACATATGGATGTTTACGGCCATTGTAGGCGGAACTGTATGGATTATCTCAAGTATTGTTAAATTTGTTTGTTTATTATTTTCGTTGTATTAAGGGGAAAAGAATGGAAAAAGTTGTATTGCATAATCAAACTGCAGAGAATGCATTTGATTGTTTAACTGAATTGATTAAGATCATGACATATGATGTTGAAAATGGTGGAATGCGTGAAGCAGGATTAAAACAGCTTGAATATATCAGACAAGAATATTCAAAGTTAGAAAGAGAAAACTGTGGTTTAAATCAAACAGTCTTTAATTTGAGAAAGCGTGTAGAAAGTAAATATTCGTCTGGAACACAATGGACACGTTGCTCGGGTATTGAAAAGGTTTCGCATGATTGAGGTTTCAAAAACAGTTGCACAATTTATTGGTGATTTTAAATCATTGGACTATTGTTGCCATAGAATTATTGAATTGAATCAAGAGTTGGAAGAGTTGAATCATAAAATGTTAGGTTTATCACATTCGGTTGAAGAACTGTCTAAAGAACAAATGAAATCCAGTTTGCCTATGCCGACATATCAAAGAACATTTACTTCTAAATTGGCTTTGTTAGAAACGATTGAAGAACGCGAGCGTGAAATTGCTTATTATCAAAAGAGAATCAACGAATGCAAAGCGTTTGAACTACTTGGCTACACAGATATGAATATCATGTATGATTTATATTTTTTCCGTATGTCACAATATGATGTAGCAGACAAATATGGATTCAGTCGCAGTGGTTTGATGAAGCACATTCGCGCAGTTATCAAGAGCATTATTTAAAAGAGTCTACATTGTCTACCGGTTTTCCGTGATATATTAGTACCGTAAAAAATTCGACAAGCCAAGTGTTGGATTTTTCACACACGAAAGCACGCACATGTGCTTTTTTTTATTTGGTGTAGGCAGTTTCCTTGCTAGACTGTCTTCACGAGGTAAAAAGCATGGATTACAAGACTAAGAGATGGAAAAAGAAAAGAGAATCAATTCTTAGAAAAGATGGATATCTTTGTCAGATCTCAAAGCGATATGGCAGAAGAGTAGAAGCAGAAGTTGTGCATCATATCTATCCAGCAGATGAATATCCGGAATATCGGTTCTGCGATTGGAATCTAATTAGTGTGAGTGTAGGCGAGCACAATAAGTTGGAGAACAGAAGTACTGGCGCATTGACGGAGCTTGGCGAAGAATTGAAAAGACATACGATTCCAGGAGTTGATTGGAGAAAGAAGAAAAAAGATTATGCAATCTAATGATGAACTATGTAGGCTGATACGAATCTATCTGCTCTATTTGATTGGAGCTTATGATAAACGTGATGTGGCCAAAGAGTTGGGTGTGGATTTAGATGAGATAGCCTCAAAAAGATTGCTCTGAAAGAGATCCCCCCACCTAAATTTTTTTGACATGAAAATTGGTTCCCTGGGGGAGTATCCATCTTTCCAACTCTGAGCGATTTTTGAAAAAAGGGGGTGATGGCCAAAATGAACAGAGCAACTGTCAGCAGAAAAACGAATCGAATTTTTAAAGAAACAGTTTTATATATGCAAGAAATCGGAACTTACAAGAAAGAATTCGATGTTACAATTCGTAGATATGCAGAGATGCGATTTCAGTACGATTTGTTGTATCAAAAGTGGTTCGAAGAGGGGTGCAAAGTGACAGAGACGTTTAAAAATAAATCCGGAAATGAGAATATTCGTAAGACTGCAGAATATTTGGCCATCGAAGCTCTTCAAAAGAATCTTCTTACAATCGAAACAACTTTAGGATTGACTCCAAAAGGATTAAAAGCAATTAAATCAAATGGGCTTGAATCCGCAAAACAAAGTAGATTGGCGCAGGTGTTAAGTAGTGTATAATGGAAAGTATTTTTCAGAAGTACAGAAATATTGTGAAGATTGTAAGAGTGGAAAAATCAAAGCCAATATTTATCGTATAAAAGCAATTGATAGATTTTATAGAGATTTAGAAGACGAAAGATATGAATTCAATCCAAAGGATGCAGATTTCATTATCTCAATCATCCAGAAGACGATTTGCCACATGCAAGGCGAAACACAAGACGGAGAGCCTTTACGAGGTACTCCTTTTATTTTGATGCCTTTTCATAAATTTATCATTTACAACCTGTTTGGAATCTACCGAAAAGGAACAAAGATAAAGAAATATCATGAGGCTTTAATATTTATTCCTCGAAAAAATGTTAAAACATCATTTTCCGCAGCATTAGCGTATGCGGTTGGATTACTTTATCGAAAATCCGGATCCAAGATTTATGTTGTGGCTGCAGCCTTAAAGCAAACATTGGAAACATTCAATTTTTTGAAATATAACGTAAGAAACATGGGAGAATCCGATGAGGATGGCGGTTTGTTTCATATTATCGACAACAACAACGAACATTCTATAAAAGCTGAAATGTCTGATGGAATGTTCGAATTAAATGCGTTGGCCACAAATCCAGATGCACAAGATTCATTTAACTGTAACTTTGCGATTGCGGATGAGGTCCATGCATTTAAAAAACCGAAACAATACAATTTGTTTAAAGAAGCCATGAAGGCTTACGCGAACAAATTAATGATTGGTATTTCAACTGCAGGAGATGATCCAAACAGTTTTTTGGCGCAAAGAGTTCGATATTGTAAAAAAATTTTAGATGGCGAAGTAGACGATGAGCAATACTTCGTTTTTATTTGCGAAGCCGATCTAACGGAAAATGAGGAAGGCGCAAAGTTTTTGGATTACATGAATCCAGATGTTCAGGCGATGGCCAATCCTGGTATTGGTCAATCTGTTCGTGCCGAAGATTTAATGAACGATGCGATCCAGGCGCAGAACGACCCTCAACAAAGAAAAGATTTCTTTGCAAAATCATTGAATGTTTTTACAAATCAAATTGATACATATTTTGATATGAATGTCGTGAAGACATCCGATGCCAAGTATAATTGGACAATTGATGAGTTGGCCAAACTTCCTATCAAGTGGTATGGCGGTGCGGACTTATCCAAACTGCACGATTTAACCGGTGTTTGTATTTATGGCCGATATAAAGGAGTGGATATTTGCATCAGTCATGCGTTTATTCCACGAAGTACGGCGTATCAGAAATCAGATGAAGATAACATCCCAGTATTCTGGTGGGAAGAAGAAGGATGGCTAACATGTTGTAACTCGAACGTCATTGAATATGAAGATGTAATTCAATGGTTCATAAAAGTTCGAGACAGAGGCTTTAGAATCCGATGGATTGGATACGATAGAAGATACTCGCGAGAGTTCATCTTAAAAATGAAAAAAGCTGGTTTTAAAATTCGTGATCAGAAACAGTTGTACGTTGAAAAAACGGAAGCTTTCCGAGAAATCGAGAAAAAGTTTAATCTTCAAGAATTTTATTATGTGCATAATCTTGCGTATGAGTATTGCGTTGGAAATGTCAAAGCAACTGAAGACAGTGATGATTTTGTTCGTTTCCAAAAAGTAATGCCAAACCAACGTATAGATTTATTCGATTGTTCAGTTATCGCTTGTAAACAATTATTGATTGCAGAAGAAAAGAATTCGTCTGCTTCGATGTTCTTAGATTAGGAGGCTTATTTTGTCAAGGAGAAACAAAAAGAAGAATATTAGACCGGATCCACAGAAAAGGTCGAATTATGCAGCTGTAATGCCAGTAAATTGGGAATCTTTATTGTCAGCCGGTTATACACCGTTATCACAGAATCCTGAAATTATTAGCGCAGTTAATAAGATTGCCAATCTAATTGGAAGTATGACAATCCATTTAATGGAGAATTCTAAGAATGGTGATCAAAGAATTAGTAATGCACTATCAAATTTAGTGGATATCCATCCAAATAAATACATGACAAGAATGACATGGATGTCTTCTATCGTTCGTTCGTTGTTATTGGAAGGCGATGGAAACTGTGTTCTGTATCCAAGAACCGTATCCGGATTGATTGAAGGTATTTATCCATTGAATCCTGGAAGCGTTTCGTTTGTTCCAAATGGCGATTTTGGATATTCCATTCTTTATAACGGAAAGGAATATTTTCCGGAAGATTTAATTCATATCGTAATTAATCCGGATCCAAACTATCCGTGGAAAGGTGTGGGATACCGTAAATCTTTGCGAAGTGTGGCCGAAACTTTGGATCAAGCGAACGTCACTAAGAAAGGCTTCATGGAATCGAAATGGCAACCATCATTGATTGTTAAAGTTGATGGAATGGTTGATGAGTTTTCTAATTCAGACGGAAGACAAAAGCTGTTGGATAAATATATTAAATCGAATCAGACAGGAGAGCCTTGGCTAATTCCTGCAGATGGTTTTGATGTGGTTACAGTAAAGCCGTTATCATTGAATGATTTGGCCATCAAAGATTCGGTAGAAATGGACAAGAAGACAGTTGCTTCCATTTTAGATGTTCCAACATTCGTACTAGGTGCAGGAGAATTTAATAAAGAGGAATGGAACAACTGGATCAATACAAGAATTAAAGGAATTTGTGAGTGCATCCAACAGGCACTTACACGAAGTTTACTTATCAAGCCTGAATGGTATTTTAGGTTCAATTATAGGTCGCTTTATGCCTATGACATACAGACACTCTCGACGGTGGGATGCGATTTGTATACACGAGGAATCGTGACAGGTAATGAAGTCAGAGATTCACTAGGATATTCTCCGATGGATGGATTAGATGAATTGATCATACTTGAAAACTATATTCCACAAGGAATGATAGGAGACCAGAAAAAATTGGAAAAAGGTGGTGAGAATAATGGATAAAAAATATCAGATGAGAAGTTCTTTATCTAAATTCAAAACTAGAGATGCAGATGGGAAAAAGTATATCAGTGGATACTTTGCGGTATTCAATTCCAATTATCAGCTATGGGATGGAGCTACTGAAAGTGTAGATCCACATGCTTTTGATGGAACACTGGATAGTGATATCCGTTGTTTGATTGACCATGATACACGTTTGGTTTTAGGACGCACCAAATCAGGAACATTAACTTTAAGAGTTGATGACAAAGGTCTATGGGGTGAAGTTGAAATCAATGAATCAGACCAGGATGCGATGAATCTATATGCTCGTGTGCAACGTGGCGATGTGGATCAATGTAGTTTTGGCTTTGAGATTACTTCAGAAGAATATTCAGAAAATGGAAACGAAGTTCATTGGACGATTAAATCCGTGAATCTGTATGAAGTATCTGTAGTTACTTTTCCTGCATACGAAGACACACAGGTATCTGCGCGAAAAAAGGAATTTAACACAATTCGTTCTAGAAAATTAGAACAAAGAAAAAAAGAAATGCTGAAGAAATTGAAGGGAGAATGAGCATGTTAAAAGTTTTAATGTTGCGTAAAAAATTAGATACGCAGAAAAAGAATCTTGAGAAATTAAGAAAAAAAGAATCTGACTTTGAAAAACGTACAAAAGAACTAGAAGTTGCGATTTCTGAATTGCGTGATGATTCAACAGAAGAAGAACAACAAGCTGTTGAAGAAGAAGTAGCAAAATTAGAAGAAGAAAAACAAGAATACGAAGATGAAAAGAAAGAGTTGGAAGAGACAATCGCTGATATCGAAAAAGAAATTGAAGAAGCAGAGTCTCAACAGCCAACAGATGACCCTAAACAAGAAGAAAATAGAGGAGGACAACAGAAAATGACTGTAAGAAAAAAATTCTTCAATATGCCAATCGAAGAACGTGATCGTTTCTTCAAAGATGAGAATGTAGAAAAATTCTTATCCAACGTAAGAACATGTATTAAAGAGCATCGTGCAATTGAAAATGTTGGACTAACAATTCCACAAGTTATGTTACCTTTGATTCGTCAAACGGTAGAAGAGAATTCTAAATTGATTTCAAAAGTTAATTTACAGAGTGTAAGTGGAACATCTCGTCAAAATATCATGGGAGACATCCCAGAAGGTATTTGGACTGAAATGTGCGGATCATTGAATGAAATGGATTTAAAATTCAACAACATTGAGATGGACGGATACGCAGTAGCCGGATTCTTCGCAGTATGCAATGCAGTATTGGAAGACAGCGATGAAGATTTAGCTACAGAAATCATTAATGCGATTGGTAAAGCAATCGGTAAAGCATTGGATAAAGGTGTCTTATTTGGACACGGAGTTAAAATGCCATTAGGTATTGTTACTCGATTAGCGCAAGAAGTACGTCCAAACGATTATCCTTCAACGGCTAGAGCATGGAAGGATTTGCATGTTACAAATATTTTAAAGGGCAGTGCTAACCTTACCGGAAAAGAATTGTTTAAAGATATTATCAAAAAATCAACATGTGTAATCAATGATTATTCTTCTGCAGGATTAACATGGGTAATGAACGAAAAGACTCATAAATTATTGATGGCAGAATCATTGGATGCAGACATGAATGGTGCTATTGTTGCAGGAATGCAGAATACAATGCCTATCGTTGGTGGTGAAATTGTCGAGCTTAACTTTATTGCAGACAATAATATCATTTTCGGGCACTTTGATTTATACACATTAGGAGAACGTGCCGGAGCTAAGATTGATCAGTCTGAACACGTTAAGTTCTTAGACAATCAGACAGTATTCCGTGGGGTTGCTCGCTATGACGGAAAACCTGCAATCGATGAAGGATTCGGTGTAATGACAATCGATGGTAAAGCACCAGTAACATCAGCAACATTCCGTGCAGATGATGCGAATGACGCAACTTTAACATCATTGACTCTTGGTTCAGAAACATTAGCATTCAATGCAAACACTTACGAATATGAAGTAAGCGCAACTGCAGCAAATGCCGTTGTAAATGCAGTTCCTGCTCAAGAAGGAGCATCAGTGACTATTATGTACGGCGGAAAGAAATACAATAATGGCCAGGAATTAACGTTAGAAGGTTCTAAGAACTTAGTTGTTACTGTTAAGAATGGTATGTCAAAGCTTGTATATACTGTAAAAGTCACAAAAGGGTAATAAACAATGGATTTTGGAGAAGATACTGAACTAACTGTCCTAAAGCAGAATCTCCAAATGCCTCCAACAAATGCCAACGATGAATATTTAAAAGTGTTGTTGAAGCAAGCTGTTTCACTTATGGCAAGAGAAGGAATCGTCGATGATGATTCCTTTGATTACTATATGGCTAAGATTGATTACGCAGCATTCTTATTCAGAAAAAGAGCTAATAAAGATAGCCCACTAGCTATGCCTAGATCTCTTAGATATGAATTGAACAATATTCTGTGGTCACAAAAAGGAAGATAATGACATTTGATGATGGAATTTTGAAGATTTATGAGCGTGTATTAGTGCAGAATAAAGGATTTATGCCTGTACCTAAATTACGCCTTAAATCTTCTTATTATTTTTCTTATGAAGTAATTGGTGTTACAAAGTTTTATGAAGCTAAAAAAGCACAGGATAGACTGGATGAATCTGTATCTATTTACAGAGATCGTTCAATTACATATAACGATGTTGTTGTTTTGGAAGATGGTACACAGTATCAGATTTCACAGATTCAACATACATTTGATGATAATGGTATACAAATTACTAAGCTTACATTGATGCATTTAAATGAAAAGTTTGAATTCGAAGCTTAAAGAGTTTGCAGAATTACTGCGGTATACAAGCACTAATGAAATTTACCATTATGATGCAACAGGAGATAAAGGCGATAAATATATAGTTTGGCAAGAAGAAGGAGAATCTGATTCTTTATTTTTGGACAATCAGCATGATGAAATCATGTTAAAAGGTTCGTTGGACATTTATACGAAAGTTGAGTTCGATGATTTAGTGGATGACGTTATTGATTTGTTTAACGCCAACGGAGTTCCATTCAATATAATTAATATTGAATACGAAACAAATTCGAGTTACATTCATTATTCATTCGACTGGGAGTATTGATGGCCAAAATTGAATTTAATGATTTTGATGAATATCTTGATAAACTGCAGAAGCTTGAAAAAGATGATGTAGTTCCAATCATGAAGATGTCATTGTATGAAGGTGCTGGAGTGGTTGTAGATGGGATTCGCAGTGAGATACAATCGTTGCAGACATCCAATCATGCAAGTCAAGGTCCTATGGACTACGAGAAAAAAGCTCTTGAGAAAGGTCTTGGAATATCAGACATGGAGAGCAAGGGCGATGATATCAACGTCAAAGTTGGTTTTGCCGGATATTCAAGTCATAAAACTAAAAAGTATTCAAGAGGTGTTCCAATACCATTGATTGCTAGATCAATCTTGAGAGGAACGTCTTTTCGTCCTAAAAATGATTTTGTAGGTCGTGCAGTCCGGAAAAATAGAAAAAAGAGTGTTGAAACAATGGACAGTAAAATGAATGAATTATTCAAAAAGGAGATGAACAAATAATGGCAAAAAAAGGTTTATCAAAATTAATTATTGCGAAATATAGTCATTCAGGCGGTACTACTACTTATTCAGAAGGTAACATCCCTGAAAAGATGAGTGAGTATAGTCTTGATATTACGACTACTGACAATAATAATTTATATTTAGACAATGAAATTGCAGAATCGGAAGGTGGAGAGTTCAAAGAAGGAACTTTGACCATTACCACTGGTGAATTGATGCCTGCTACATCTAAACTTTTATTGAGTATTAAAGAAAATAAAATTACAGTTGGTGGGGAATCTGTGACTGAATATGTATTTGATGATAATACGAAGTCAATTGAAGTTGGATGTGGGCTTATTGAACTGCATCAAAATAACAATGAAGAATTCTATCGTGCAATTTGGTTTAATCGTGTTAAATTTAATATTCCAGGTGGTTCTGCGAAGACTAAAGAAGATACAGTCGATTGGCAGTTGCCTGAAATCACAGGATCCGTAATGCGTGATGCAGCAGGTGATCATGCATGGCAATGCTACGCAGATTTGCCTGATGAAGCAAAAGCCGTTGCGTACTTGAAACAAAAGGCAAATATCGTTGCATAAGGTGACTTATGGAAATGAATATTCAATTTATAGACATTGGAGAATATAGATATCCAATGTCTTTTTCTTTAGCTTGTGTTTCTCAAATGGGAAACTTTGCGCAAGCTGCTAAAAAGATTGAAGAAGGTCAGGATGTAGCGGAAGCTGCAAACATGATGATTAGCATGCTTTATCTAATGATTGATTCAGGATGTGCATTTATGAATATCATGCGACAAAAGTATGATAGAGCACCAATTGGCGAAGATGGATTATTGGAGCCAATTCCAAAAGATACAATTGGGTACTTGATTCCTTCTGATCCAGAAGAATTGAAGGCAATTGTTGCAAAAATCAAGAAATGTATTTCCAAATCAAAAGAAAGAAAAATCCAGGCTAAGCCTTTAAAAT